GGAAGTTCCAACTTAGCTTTCACAGAAAACAGTTTTCCTTTAACATCTAGTATATCAGGAAGTTCAACAACATATTTATCTTCAGGTGTTTTATTAGATGTTTCAAATGTATCAGAGAGTCAAGGTGTTCAAGTATCAAGATTAAATTTAACTGTTACAGGAGTAGACCAAACTTATATTGCTTTAGTCCTCAACAACAATGTTATACATGATGAAGTAAAAATATTTAGAGCATTTTTAGATAGTTCTGGTGGAATAATTAACAATCCATTTTTATTGTATCATGGTTTTGTAAATAGTTTTCAAATAGTTGATAATACTTCTACAGCAACCTTAAAATTTGATTTAGAAAGTTTTTTTGCAAATAGTGGTCAAGTAAATGGAAGAATTACAAACAACCTAACGCAACAAAGATTTTTTAGTGGAGATAAGGGTTTTGAATTTGGAGACCAAATAGTTATAGATTTAAAATGGGGGAATAGTGGATAGTTATAGATTTTATCAAGCTGATGAAAAAAATATAGATTATCTTTTTGAATTGTTAAAAAAATTTAAAAGAGATTTGAGAGATTTGAATTTACCTGATATTTCAGAAGATAAAGTTTTAAAAGCATTAGACACTTTAATATCTAAAGGAAAAATAATTTGTTGTAGTCTTAATGATAGTGAAGAAATAATTGGTTGTATTGCATTTTATAAAACAAGCCATTGGTGGAGTAATGCACCTTTATACAATATTCATTTTGTTTATGTTTTACCAAAATATAGAAACTTCGTAATTTTTAGAAATCTTTTAGGCGGAGTTCAAAAGATTGCAAAAAAAGATTGTATCAATTTATCTATATCAACTAAATTAAATATTGACCCTGTGCTAGAAAAATTAGGGTTTGAAGATATGGGGAAAAATTGGAGATTTAATTAATGTGTAGTGTTCCTGATTTTGATAACCCATTTGAAGATATTTTTGACGCTATAGAAGATATTTTTGAGGGTATAGTTGATATTGTTGAAGATATTGTTTCTTGGTTAATACCTATACCAGAACTACCAGACTTTGATGATGGTTTTAATGACCCTACTTCACGAACTGATGGGATATTAGTAAACAAACAATCAAGTAGTTCAGGTTTGCCTTTAGTTTATGGAATGAGAAAAGTTGGCGGTATTTTATCTTTTGTTCAAACAGATACTACAAATGAATTTTTATATATTGCTCTTGCTTTGTGTGAGGGAAAAATAAATGCTTGTAAAAAAGTATTCTTAGATGATGTTGAGGTTACTGATTTTAATACTTCAGATAGTTCAGGTGCTACTTCACCAAGTTCTTTTGACGATCAAACTGTATATTTTGGTAAATTTGCTGATGTACAAAATGATGATGGAACAACAACAAATCAATCTCATGTTCAAATGCAGTTTT